TCTTTTATCTTCTTCTGTAAATCAATTAATTTGTCCGTAGCATCGGATACATTTTTTATAAGTTGTCCGACTACTTCATATGCTCTAGGGGTATCAGTTTCTTGGGCTAATTCTAAGACATTATTGATTGCTTCCTGTCCCTTTTCTATTATGGAGTATAAGTTCCCACGAGTATATTCATAATCTTTTTTAATATCGTCGAGAACTGGATTTTTTTCCTGTTGTATTTCGGCTGGAGTTGCTTCGGCTACTTCGGGATGAATTACATCACCAGAATCATCGACATTAAATGTTTCATTTAATTTTTTATATTTTTTAGTCATTTTCATGTTAACCTCCTATCAATCCAAAGATCCAGTAAATCCAAAATCATCTCCTGGTTCTATCAAGAGATCGTCAGAATTAGTAATCAATTTGACTTCAGAACCAGAAACATGCTTCAGGATTGTAGTGGAATCTTGTCCTCTTTTTACTGTCAATACATTGCCGGAAATAGATTCTACATACAATTCTTCTTTATTGACATCTAGATAAGATCCAGCAACAATACCAGAAGAATCAGAAACTTCAATTGAGGTATCAGTTTTTTCTACATCTTTTGTTATTGTCGTAGTTATTGTTCCAGTATAATTTTGAATTGCACGAGGTTCAACACTATAAGTGACTTCTCTTCTTGTCAGGCCAGAAGAATCTCCGGCAGCAAAGCCAATAGAAACTTTCTTGATAATATCGGAAGAAATAGAATTTGAGGATACAGGACCAAAAAGATAAGTCTTTGCCGTAAACTTGAGGGTATAAATTAATGCTCTTCTTTCTGTATAATCTCCTTCATAATTATCTGTCATTGAGATATTATCAAGAACAATTGGAACATCTCTTTTTTCTCCAATTTCTCTGACTAAATCTACACTTAGATTATAATTTGGTTGAAAATATGGAAGTATTTGCTCTACAATCTGTAGCATATCATCATTGAGCTTTGTCATAATACTAAGCTCAAAATTTAGATTATAAGGTACTGGAAGATATGCAGACTTTATTTGATTATTATCGATATCTCTTGTTAAGAATGTTTGAGTCGTTGTTAATTTTCTAGTAGTGTCATACGACATACCAATAAGTTCAAATGACATTCTAGGTAAGTTCATTTGAACTGGTTTGTTTAGGTTAGGAACTTGCTCCAGTCTTGCAAGAAATTTTTGGGTAGGTCCATAAGCCAATGGAACTCTAACAGATGAAGTAATATTTCCAGCATCATCCTTATGTTTAATGGTTATGCCATTAAACAAAGTTCCGAAAGAAACTACGGTTTTTCTGATTATTTCGTGATAAAAGTATTCAAACATGTTAGGAAATCCTTATATTACTATTTAACAATTTACATATTTATTAAGGAGTTCCGAATGGATTCTTTTCGCTAAAATCTATAATCGTATCTGCTTCTATTTGTATTTCTTTATTTTGTGCAAATGGATCTATCAAGTTATCAACTGTAACGACTTTTATTTCATAACTTGCACTGGAAGCTGTTCCAACAAGTGTTTCTCCTGGAATAAAATCTCCAGTTATGTTGGATAACTCTAGTTTATTTGTTGTAGAATTCCACGATTTGACTCTTCCTGTGTAACCAGAAGAAGAACCAATGACGGTTTCATTATAAACATAAGTTCCATATCCAACCATATATGGACTTTGGATAATTATAGATGGATTTTCTGTATATCCAATTCCCGTTGTAATAATACCAATCCTAGTCACAACTCCATCTACTATGGTTGCTCTTGCTTGTGCTGATATTGTGGCAGAACCAACAAACTGAATAGTCGGTGCCTGGGTATAGCCAGATCCTCCATTTGTGACTGTAATTATACCAACTATTCCATTTCCAATAGATGCAACCGCAGTAGCTCCATCGCCACCTCCTCCATAGAATTCTACAGTTGGTGGTGTAGTATAGCCATAACCTGCATTTACTATTTCGACTCCCTGAACTCTGAGCAAACTAGCATCTGGCTCGCATAGATCTACAATTCCGCCAATCATTGTTGCTATTCCAGTAGCAACTTGTCCTGTTATTGGCGGAGAAAATTTTACTGAAGGAGCTGTTTTATATCCATCTCCTCGATTTGTTACTGTTACAAAAGTTACACCACCGTTGACAATGGTTGCAGTTGCGGTTGCGGATACTCCGGCACCGATCATATCAAATGTTTGAATGTATCCTTGCTGCTCTACATTGTCATCTATAAATTCAATTCCAGTATCAATCAATTCATCTTGATAACGGAATAGTTCACACTTCAAGTTGTAGACATAAGTTTTTCGTAATTGATAAAAAGGAACTTCGTGCTCTACAAATTTAATTTCAAATAATCGGTCTCCTAATGGAAAATATATAAGATCACCCTCTTTTGGTCTTGTCGATAATTCTACATCTGCTTGATTTTTTATTAATGGAGAAATATAAGTTTCGAATCTTTCTTTAGAGATTATCAAAGTAAGATCATTATATGGCTGAACGCCAAATTTGGTTAATAATGTTCCGGCACCTTCATACCCTTCATAAGTATCTACATAGGCTTCTATTGGATGGGCATTATCAAATTCAGATTCTATAACTTCTTTTATTACTGTTTTCTTTGTCAAATATTTTCTTGGGATATAATATACATCAATGCCATAAATTTTTAGCTGTTCATTGATTAGATCTTGAATTAGACCTTGTTCTGATTTTGATCCTTGTAAAAAAAATGGATTTAACATACTTATCCCACGAGATCTAGTGGAGGAAGTTCATAAGTGCTAGACATTCTTTCCATGATGATATCCAACTCTCTTTGTGCGTCATCATATATTGGCCTCCCATCTAATTCTATTCCACCAGGAAGTTTGACTCCTCTAAATTTGATGAGGTTTTGTCCCCATTGTCTTTTTATGAGAGCAGTTAAATACTGTTTGAGAAAAGAATCATTCCATACTTTAGTGGATTCTGCTGGATTTAGTGCTCTATAACAATCGATAATTAATGTTTGTCCTGCAGTGACACTAGACCAGTCAATATCAAGATATAATTTATCTTCTCTTTTATTGAATCTTACTTGTTTTTGAGTTGTCAATAACCAATTTAAATCTTCAAGATATGTCTTGACCATGGAATAAGTCAATAATTCTGTTGAACCCCAATAATACACATCATTTAGAAATAATTGATATTTAATGCTAAACATTCCACTTGAAATACTATTAGATCCCTCAAATTGAAATATTTTATTAATTCCAATGACATATGATGGTATTTGCAAATAATTTGCTGTCTCTAGATACTCATATGTTTTATTCCCAGTAACAGTCGTTATTCCAACTCCTTGTTTTCCTCTGGCTCGATCTATATCTTCTTGGGTCAACTCATATTTGAGAAAAGTTTGGGCAACTCCATCAAAGTGTCTTTCTTGAAAAAATTGGATAGCATCATCAACCAAATCTTCTATTTGTTCGTCGGCAACATTAATTTCCAAAACTGGTGCTCCCAGCTTTCTTTTACAATAATCTATTAGTTCTTGTCTAGAAGATGGTTGTGCCATATTACAGCTTGGAAATTACTTCTTGTTGTTTTAGATATAATTTTACATAAGATTTGGACAAATCCTTCAAAATTTCAATATCATCTATACTATCTATGTCTCTAGAAATCTTTTCATACTCAAACATTTTATTAAAATCTTCTAGTGTTATTTTATCGGGATTCATCACTTACCAACTTTTTTAGGAGAGATTTGATTTCATTTAGGTCTTCTTTTACGGAATTTATATCATCTTCAATTTTATCGACCCTATTTTTTTCATTTTTTATAGATTCTCTCCTTTTCACATATGACTCATATTCTGTTTTGTTCGTGTTGATAATTGCATTTGTTCTTGGATCTCGATAAAGATCTTTTTGATTTTCTACTGGTATTAAGTTCATAATTTTTTAGGCCAGTGCAATTACTCTTAGGTTTCTTATTATAGGAACATAAGCTTGATTTTCGCTAGTACCAATCAATTTTACTCTAAATTGTTTAAATGTTTCATTTAAATCCATAGTAAATGAGTACTCTTTCAAATCAGATATTGAGGGAGTATTAATAAATCTATCTTGTTTGATCATTTTTTTGTCTGGGCTTCCATCACTATTTCTGTCATCTATAATAGATCCATTTGTGTCTATATTTGCGTATCCAGGGAAAGGAACAAATATATCACTATTTTCTATAGCAAAAAATGCTCTTAGATCGGATTTATTATGTACATAAGCGTCTAGTAAAATTTTAATAGAAGAAGATGGAGATTCCAGTACTATTTGGTTCGAAATGTAAGTAAATAGATTTGGATCGTTTGAAATCGTATTTACTCTTGAATCGTTTGCATAATCATTAATTGGACTGTTTACTCTGTTACTAATCAAAACTAAACTATTATTTGATAAATCAATTGATGGACTAATTCTTGTATCGGATGTAGCCATAAATGTATTGACATTTAGAGACTTATTTCCTGGTAGATCAGTTAAATAGTTTGTTTCATTTACCCTTGATGCAATTACTCTAGGAGAATCAAAATAATTTATTCTAGTGTTTGTCATGTCTTGTAGTCCCATGTCTACAAAAGAAACTTCATTTCCACCTAGGCTAGTTCCTCTTACTGTTCTTACTGCAGATTTTATGCTTGTTCCAGTTGGTGCAATTTGTTTTATGTTGGGTATAATTGCTTCAAATGGAATGTTATAGGTTGCTTTGTTGTTTGGTCCGCCAACTTGCGTTGTTCTGTTGAATTTTAATGTTGGATACTGTAAATTAGTACTTCTATCAACGCCACCTGAAGTCATATCAATTTTAATGTGATAATGATTTACACTTATTGGATCTTGAATAGTAGAATCTACATCGGATAAGTTATGTGTTTTGTTGATTCTTCTCAGAGATACTCCACCAAGTTCATATTTTTCTACGGATGTTCCGGAAGAATAATTAAATCCTTTTGTTCCATCCACTTCTCTTATGACGCCAGTTAATGTATTTGTAGATAAATTTACGCCTTCATAACTAAGAATTTCATCTAGTATCCTAATATAACCTTTATATGTTGGACTGACGGAGATATTTTCAAATGTCGTAAAATCACTTGCGTCGGAGACTGATAGTTCTGTTTGATTTCCAGAGGCACTTGGATATTGGGTAGTCAAAGAAACAAAATCTATGTCAGACCTAATATCTCTAAGTGTTACAATATTTGAAGATGAATGCATTCCATGGTTTCTATGGAATACCTTTATGTGGTCTCCACTTGTTACTACATTTAGATTATTGATAGATGATTCTACCCCATTGTTGCTAAAATCTGTAGTCACTCCAGAGCTATTGATGAATTTAATTTTATCACTAGAAATTGTACTAAACTCACCTTGAATATTGTCAATTATTAATTGATTTCTACCTGAAATTTCTGAAACGCTCAATCTCATACCAAGTCCTAGATTTTGTGTTCCAATAGAAATTGGCTCTAATATGTCACCGACAACATGACCAGAGCCACCATTTACAATTGTAGCACCTGATGCAACTACACCACCATTATTGATCGTTATATTTGCTGTAGCATTAAAGCCAGAACCTGTTATACTTGTTAGAGCTACTCCAGTGTAAGTTACATTGGATCCAGTATATCCAACTCCAGAATTCACAACATTAAGAGTACCAAATGCACTACCTGCATATCCAACAAGATTTCCAGTAACAGTGGAAAAGCCAGATGGTTGCTGTATTATAGTATTGCCCAAAGTCAAATCTGGATTTGTAATAGTTGATGATAAAGATACTCTTACTTTATTTGATTGAATAGTTAGAGGATCTTTAGTCATTACTTGTAAATTTTCTGGTAAGTCAGAATTAAACATTTGTACGAAACCAGATGTAGCAAAATTTGCTCTATGTAGTTCGAAGGTAAGATCCTCGTATTGACTAGGAGTCCAAGTAGAAGCATTCTGCGACTTAAACAGAGATCCAAGAAGTCTTTGTGTTGTTACTAGAATTTGATTTTGTTCTGTAGCAAGTGTGGCAACATCAGATTCTCCTAGCCTTGATATCCAAACATTATATTCATTTGAGTTTGAAATTACAATAATTGCATATTCTCTTTGACTTTCGAGATAAACAGGAGATTCAAAGACAAATGATGTTGCGATTGAAGCATCTTCTGATAGTAAAACTTTGTCCGGAGTCAATTCCACTTCGGAGAATGGTAATATTTTTTGGCTTGGTGTCCCAAGCTCGACTTCTCTTATCTGAACAGTGACAGGAAGAGTCTCATCTTTTGTTCGGAAATAAAGATCAACTTTTGTTACAAATATTCCAGTGGGGTCATCTACAATAAATGATTGTGCTAGTGGATCTCTATATTCTCCAGTTAGTCTAGAACTAGAAGATGTCGTCGTGGTGGAAGAAGAAGCAGAAGCAGAATC